GGTAAAGGCGCAAAGGCATACGCACGAGTTGCTAACAGTGGCGCAATCGCTAACGTATCTGTAATTAACGTTGGTGAAGGGTATACAAGAGCGAAAGCATTTATAACAGCCAACTCTATTCATGGTACTGGTGCAACGGCTAACGTTGTCATCTCTCCAGTTGGTGGTCATGGACTTGATCCTGTGAGAGAGCTTTACGCCGACAAGTTGATGCTAAACGTTACAACAAAGGGTATGGAAGGTGTTTCCGCTAACGGCAACGGCTACATTCCATCAAACACTTCATTCCGTACTATTAGTTTGCTAAAAGATCCGATCCTAAAAGTAAACGCAAACAATGAAGTGAAACCAGAACATACAGCAAACAATTCTAACTCTCCTGATACTCTTAACCTGATGACAAGACTTCAGGTCTCATATACTCAAATGGATGGGATCAATCCAGTAAATGAATTAGAAGTTGGTGACATTATCACTAACGAAAGAAACAGAGCTAAAGGTGAATTTGGTCAACATGAGTTTATTGTTGAGACCAATTACCAAAGACTTGAAGCTGATGCTATGAAAAATGCTCTACAGGGAGCTAACGCTGAGATCGTTTATATTCGTAACGATGAGACAGAAACTGATCCATCCTTCTTTACTGTATACCTAAATAATGTTAACAGTTATAGTGAGTATCCAGCGTTCACAAAAGATGACGTTATCTTGACTTCTGAATCCGATGTTAAGGTGGCGGTGGTAGAAAGAATCCGTGGTCCTGAAGCCAATACATTCTCTGGTGAGATTTTATATACTGAGAATGTTGAGCCTGTAACAAGAAACGTAGACCAAACAGAAGATTTTAAAATTATTCTAGACTTTTAAAGGTAGATTAAATGGCACTTGAATCCAACTTAAACGAAAGCCCATATTTCGACGACTTCGATGAAGAGAAAAACTTTCATCGTGTATTATTCCGTCCAGGATATGCGGTGCAGGCAAGAGAATTAACTCAGCTTCAATCAATTCTGCAAAACCAAATCGAACGTTTTGCGAATGAAGTTTTGTACGATGGAACAGTTGTTTCAGGTTGTAACGTCTCTACTAAAAGGGTTGACTTTGTTCGTTTAAGAGACAGAGACGCAAACAACAGACTTATTCTTGAAGAAGATTTTTATCAATCAAATGGTAAGATTGCTAACGCTATTGTCTATGGCTCGACTTCTGGTATGGAAGGTCGCCTTGTTGCCCATAAACCAGGAACAGAACTAGCCTTCCCTTCTACACAAACACTTTATGTTGACTATATTAACTCTGGTGCCAATAATACAACAAAAGAGTTTTTAGATGATGAGGTTCTAGTTGTTCGTAACTTCTCAACAAATAACTTTATTGTTGCCGCTAAAACATACGCTTCCAACTCTACAGGTTATGGTCTAAAAGCTGCGACTGAAGATGGCGTCATTTACCACAAAGGTAATTTTATCCGTGTTGAGCCACAGTCAACGATTGCTGGTCGCTATACAACTGTTCCAGATGTAAACGTTGGGTTTGAATCTAAAGAGTCTTTCGTAAATTCTTATGAAGATTCTAGCCTATATGACAACGCATCTGGTTCGACTAATGCTGGTGCTCCAGGAGCCGACCGTCTTAAAATCGTACCAACTCTCACATCACGCCCAATCGGCACATCGAATACAGAAACGTTCTTTACAGTTGCCGAAATTCGTGATGGTAAAGTTGTTAAGAAATTGAAAGATACAACGTATTCTGATATCGGAGATTATGTTGATACTAAGTTCTTCGAAACAAATGGTAACTTTGCTACAGAACCATTTAACATTCGTATTCGTGAACACCTAAAGGGGTCATCTAACTTAGGTCGCCTCACAGCTGGTGAGGGGGGTAATACTTCTCTTATCGTAGCTTCTGTTGAGAATGGCACAGGTTATGTCGGCGGCAGAAGAATTAAATTGAATGCTCCAATAGAAATTAATATTGAAAAAGCTCTTGAATTTGATACGCAAGAAGACGCTGTTGTTGGTCAAGCAATCGGTAATTATGTTATCTGTGACGAATTTGTTGGTGCTTTCGACTACCAAGGTCTGCGTGGCGTTGAATTACGCAGCGCACCATCAAACGCTATTTCTGGTGGTAATTTTGCAACGCAAGCAGCGCAAGGTGATGCGATTGGGTCAGCTTTTGTAAAGGCTGTTGAATATAATAGTGGCGTGTCAGGTACACCAACAGGTCAGTATAGAATTTATTTGGCAGGTATCCAGATGACATCTGGGTCTAGTTTCACTGAAGTGAGATCAATTTATATGGACAGCGCAAGTGGGCTTAAAGCGATTGCTGACGTTGTACTTGAGAATGGTAACGCAGTATTGAAAGACTCTGCGCAAAACCTAATGATATTCCCATTCAACCAAGGCGGCACAAAAACTCTTGCGGATTCTGACGGTAACGTTGATGCGCAGTTCGTATTTAAGAACGAAAAAGAAGTTCAGATCGCAACAAACGGAACAGTAACTGTTACTGCGAATACTGCTCATGCAGGCGGTACTGAGTCTATGAACGATACTGGTTCTTTGACAACCCCAGACGAAAGAAACGTTATCGTTGTTGCTAAGACTACTGCGGAAAGTTCTAACCTAACAGGCACAATCACAAACGTTGCTACGACTGCTGGTGTTGCTACTGTAACAGGTAATTCCACAACTTTCCAAGACGATTACGTTGTTGGTGATGTTATCACATTCAATAGCGAAAGTGCTACTATTACAGCAATCAACAGTCAAACTGAATTGGAAGTTGATAACTCGCAGTCTGTTTTGACAGATGGATCAGGAACTTATACCCACAAAATGTCAATTCCTGCTGGTAAAGTGTTTGATTTGTCGTCACGTGGTACTATCACATCAACCTCTTCTTCTCATACAATCAATCTTGGTCTCACTCTTGTTGGTAGCTTTACTGCTCGTGTTCAATTCAATACATTAAGAACAGATGCTGCTGCTACAGGTAAAGTGATTCGTAAAAACCGCTTTGTTAAAATTGATACGTCAACAAACGCAGATGGCGCAACTGGTCCATACTGGTTGGGTGTCACAGACGCCCTTCGTATCGTTAAAGTATATAAAGCAGCTTCTGGTGTAACGGAATCTTCTGATGATGTGACATCACACTTCTACCTTGACAATGGCCAGAAAGACAGCTATTATGGAACAGCAAGGCTTATCAAACGTTCAGACAGTTCTCTTGATTTGACAAACTGTGAGCTATTGGTTAAGTTTGATTACTTTGATGCTGACTATTCTTCTGGGATTGGCTTCTTCTCAGTTGACTCTTATCCAGTAGATGACGCAAACGCAGAGGATTCTGATAAGATTGCGCTATATCAAATTCCAATATTTGAATCTCCGACAAGCGGTAAAAGATTAGATCTTCGTGATTGCGTTGACTTCCGTCCTCGTTTCGAGAATGATATCACCCCAGCAACAGCGGCAGGTTCAGCTCCAACAAACCCTGTGAACTCAGATAGATTTACTGTTAACACTTCAGGCGCATACGTTCCAACTCCTGATGAGAACTTCCAGTCATCTCTTCAATTCTATTTACCAAGACGTGATAGAGTTATGCTAAACTCTGAAGGTGTGTTTGAAATCGCAAAAGGTGTGCCAGCACGTGTTCCTTACATGGCTGAAGAAAAAGCTGCTTCTATGACATTAGCAGAAATCTTTATTCCACCATATCCTTCCCTTTCACCATATGTGGCTAAATCAGTCGGAAGATCTGATTATCAGGTACGAGTGAAAGTCGAGAATAACAGACGTTACACTATGAAAGATATTCGCACTCTTGATCGCCGTATTAAGAATGTTGAATATTATTCAGCTTTGAATGCTCTTGAATTATCAGCAAGAAACAAACAGCTTTTCTCAGACGGTGGTCTTGAAAGGTTTAAAAATGGCTTCTTAGTCGATAACTTTGTTGGGCATAATGTTGCTGATGTGACTCGTGTTGGGTATAAAGCTGCTATTGATAAACGTAGAGCGATTATGCGCCCAACTTTTGTTAAGAATTATATTGAGTTTGAGGAGTCATTATTTGGTTTGACTTCTTCGAGTATTACCGATAACACAGGCAGTTTTGGTGATAAAGAAACACTGACTTTAGATTATTCTGAAGTCGAATATCTTACTCAACCTGCTGCAAGCAAAAAACGAAATCCCGTTCAAGAACTTATGTTCGAATGGGTTGGTGAAATCAATCTATCTCCATCTATGGATAATGGTGTTGATATAAACACACTCCCAGATGTTCAAATAGACTATG